GTAGCACCTACAAATCTACTTAGGTGAATGCAAGTAGTAACACTCCTTCGTCTGTCTTTATTATTGTGGTTTTGCCTCCACTCTCTTGAAGGACCGAGATTATTAGGGCTTTTGAATTTCACAGGTACCCTGGTGGACCCAGTCTATTATGACAGCCACCTTAATGGTAGTTAGAAGGCTACCAGCCTTAACTAAACCCCCCTTCTTATTTATAGTTGTGCAGGGTGTACAACTATAGGCTGTTTGAATCCATTTAACATTTCGGTCTTTTGCTTTCGCCTAAGATGACTTTTCTAAGGTCTTAATCTGCACCTATATATCATTATTGCTTTTTATTTTTCTTGCAATCCATTATAATACAAATTGTTGCGAATAATGTTATTACTGCACCGAGTGTGATTACTTCCCAACCAGCGTCAATAAATAAACCAACAACTGCAACTATAGTACCCATAATAGCAAAAATTAAGCTTTTAATTGATTCTGACATATTACTTTCTCCTTTATAAAATAGTGGCGCAGATAGCAGGACTTGAACCTGCACAGGCTTTTACACCTTACTCATAGTTTAGCAAACTACTGCCTTCCCGTTAGGCTTATATCTGCAAGTGTCTACTGACTTGCGCCAGTAGACTTAACATGAAAGGAGGGCGAACTATGGGTTACATAGTCCATATATGTAAACACCCGTAACAGGGTGAAAACAACTTAATCCCATAAGTTAAAGAAATATTTTTTTAGCATATCGCAAGCTTTATCTTTTTCAGCTTGTCTATATTCAGAAGCTTCTTTTTCTTTAGCTAGCCAAGCATTCTTGGCTTTATTATATGCTTCTTCATCTGAATATTCATACTCCATTTTAGATGCATTATCACTTACTTTTACTAACTTTATATTTGTTATATAACTATGCATCTTTTCACTTAACTCAGCTACTTCTTTATTTATAGCACTACCACCAAACTCTTGACTATTATAAAAGTGTTGAGCCATTTCTTTAAGAATAGCTTGCCATTCTTCTAATTCTAATTCATAAGGTGAGCCATAAGCATTTTCAGCTAAATGATTAAGTGTTTGATAAAAGAGCTCTGAATAAAAGCTATCTAAACTCCAAGCATCTTGGTCACAAAAGCCTCTTGTTGCTCTTTGATAAGCGTACTTAATATTTCTAAAAAATTGTTTTATATTTCTTAATGGACATCTCCAATTATAATATCCATAAGAAAATACATTTAAGTTATTCATTAAACTTCCTTGCGTTATGATCTGGCATTGGGTGCTCTGGATTACTATCATTAGTGCAATAGAATACACCATCTGTTTCGCCAGTAATAAATGAGTTGATAATTGATTCTGCTAATTCAACTTTGGTGCCATAAATATGATGTAAATCACTTTCTGGATAAGCAATTACTTCTGGATTCATAACAACCCAACAGAATGGATTATTTGTTGCTTCAGGATCAGCCCACCAATACTGATAATCAAAGAGTGGATTACCCTTAAATGCTTCGTATACAGTATCTTTTAAGAACTTTTCGCCACCAAATCTATCATGTCTAAGCTTAACATTTATTGTAATGTCTCCATCAACAAAATGCATCTTTTCTGGAAGTAGTCTTCTAATAGCTAAACACTTAATCTCATTATCAACTTCCATATCAAGAATACATTTCATTTCATCGAAAGACATCTTAATTTGTGGATCTCTCTTAAATATTTCTCTAATTTGATTAGCACAATGATACTTTGGTGCTACTATTGATTGGTCACCTGTTTCAATAAGAGGCACAACTTCTTTTACTTTTTTACTTTTCATTTAATAAATCTCCTGCTTCGTTTTCTGTTATATAGTTTTCTAATTCTTCTGTGGTATTAGGTAATCTACCTTTAGAATATTCAAATAATGTTAACCAGTCTTCAAATGTTGTTTCAACTTTTTCTTTATCAGTTGAGCAAAATGATATAACATTATTCTCAGCATACAATAATACTAATTCGTAATCATTACAATCTAATATGCTTATTGAAATATTTCTATTTATTCTACTATCGCTCCATATTTTTACTATATTATCATTTATAGATAATAATAAATGCTTATAAGCTAACTCATTATCTTTTAGAGCTTTCAGTGTAAGACCACTTAAAGCTACTTCATAATGAAAGCCATTTTCAGCAGGTATTGAATGCATATAATCTATATTATATGTATCTTGTAGCATGAGCATAACTTTTAAATTGATATAGTTTATCAACTCTTCATCAGTTAATGTTTCTTCATACTCTTCTTCGCTTAATTTAGCTAAAGCTACTCTTTTATCATTAGCATTAAATACTATAGATAAAAATAAAATAGAAATAAATAAAAATATAAAAGCTTGATTATATTTTATAAAATCTCAAATATGTTTTATAATATACTTAGTAAGCTCTTTTATATTTACTTTTTGTTTCTTCTTTTTACCAACCACCGGAATAATAAAGGGCTTCTTTTGAAAAGTCGGTTGTTTCTAATATTGAAGATAAAGCTTCGATAGCATAAAATTGATTATAACTATCATATTCATCTACATAATCTTTTGTGGTCATAAGTGATGTGCCCCAGTCGTCATATTCACAATTAGTATACAATCTTCTTGTTATGCCACCTTCATATTCAACTTCAACACCATCACACTTTTTCAAAGTAATGCTTCTATCTTCATCATCATCGTCATTGCTTATAAAAGAATAATTGATGTTAACTGGGACTAATTTATACTTATCCAACTTCTTAATCTCATTAACTAATAGCTTGATAAGCTTATCTTGTGTTAACACTAATGATGTGCCATAATTAGAATGAGACTCTGGGAATAAATCTCTTATATCTTCATCTAATTGTGACCCACCTGAGCAATTATAATATACATAATCACTTATAGTTACTTCATTATATTCATCTTTATGCACAAAAGACTTATAAAAATCTATTTGATCTTGAGTAGGCTTTACAAAATCTTTATAACTTTCATGCTGCTTAATCATATATTCTTCCGCAGAAGCATAGTTATTTTGTGCCCATTCACTTTCAAAATATCTATAATAATCTTCTATAGCATATATTTGACCATAAGTAGTATCTTTATATATTGGATATTTATAAATTGCATTACTAAAGCCCATATTTACCTCCTATATTATTTTAGCAATTATTATTTTTATAATTTATTTATTATAAAAGAAATTGCATATTTCTTTATAGCCTCTTAAATTATATTTTTTCTCTACCATTTTTGATATTCTATAATATCTTCAATAAATAATAATTTGTAATTATGCTCAGTATTAATAACTGCCTGCTTTTTACATTCTACTATACCTTCATCATAATAAATGTTTCTACCTTTTAATTCTATATATGTATCAGTATCTGGTAAATAAAAATCTGGCAAATAATTATGCTTTTCATTATTATAAAAATAAGGGAAATAATCTTTATTTCTAATTATATTTATATTATTATCTAAGCAGTATACTAAATAAATTAATTCATAAGAAGAATCACACCAAATATCTTTATATCTACCCTTTAACCCTACAGAGTTAGACTTGCCTTCAGAAATTTGCTTAATTCTAGCTTTACTAATTTTTTCTTTATCCTTAGCAGTATGCTTATATTTAATTACTTTAACTGTGCCATCTTCTATATGTTTAAGAAGAGTTTCTACACCTTTAGCAATACTAGCATTAGTTTCTTTAGTCTGGCCTTTATTCCATGTAGTTATCTCATTATTTTTAACTCTATTATTATAAATTAAAATACCTGAACCATTTTCTTGCTTATTGGGATTTTTAGAACATAATCTTTCATGATTACACAGTGAATTTCTATTTTTACACTCTTTACCACAAAATTGACAAATTAAGCCATCATGATTTAAAGCGTATTTTATTATCTTTTTTGGCTTTTTTGCTATATCTATGTTATGAGTTCTTTTATGCTGCTTAATAGTTGTAGAATGACATTGTTTGCCACAAATATCACAAATAACAATAGGCACATTTCTTTTCATATAATATATCCTTACTAAAAATTATAAAATAAATATTAGCCTGATGAGTAAGCATCATTATCTCATAAGTTAATTACTCCTATGCTACCTAATATTTATTAAAGTGGCACCGGCGGAAGGTACTGCCCCCTCAAGTTGCGCTTTGGACACGCACACACGGTTTTGCTTACTACTATAACTTTCGTTACCGTCATTTCCTACGTTTGTAGTCTGGACTCTATCTTCATCGTATCATTTCTGACTTAGATGGCTGGTGTATAGTCTCTACACATTTAGGATCTCTCCATTTAGCTCGGGATTGGCATATTATTACTAACTTAGCTTTAACCGAATTAGCCAGCTTGCACTTATAAAGTTTCCCTTATAAGGCACCAATTATTTACTTTTTGCATAAACGGTTGAAGACCGTTCCTGTTCTAAACAGGCAAACGCCGATGTATTTATTTATATAATAACATTATGTTATAATATACATTATCTATTTCTTTTTCTTACATCTGTAAGAGTTACTCTCTTTGCATCTTGAGGGCACCAATTTTCAAGCACTTCATGCATCTTTGTTGGCCCTACTAACTTTTTAAGAATGCAAAGTGTTAAGCCTGTTTCTCTATTATATTTATCTCCCTTAGCACACTTTGTTACCGTCTTTGTACCATCAGACCAAAGCACAATTGTAGCTGGGTTGTTATAAATAACTTCTCTAATATATACATTTCTACATAAAGTTTGGTCACAAGGCATTTTGAACATACCAGGCTGGTGTGCTTTTACTTGTGGTACATAAGTTGATACTGTAGTGGAAGTTAACCCATCACAAGCAGTAAAATAATAATTATCAGGTTTATATGCTATTGTTAAATTATTACAATTATTCTTCATAAGATCATTTTTCATTTATATTACCTCGACTCAATTATATGATATTTGCAACTTGTTATTGCGTTTAATAGTGATTTTATAAGCTTACTTTGCTCTTTTGATTCAGCAAAGATCTTCAATATATACATTTTATCTTCAGATACTGTATCATACATACTATGTATTCCAGCTCTCTTAAAAATATTTCTTAACTCTTCTATAAGCTTATAATCACATTTTATAGTAGCATTATATACCCAAAGACGTGCTTTTGTAAACCTGTCTACAAGTAATCTACCTATTAAGACACCAACTAAATTGGTTATTATAGATGCAATTATAATAATATACATTGACTGTGTTGTCAATAGCTTTGTGCCTATACTACTAATAGTTGAATAAGCTGTAGCTATTAATGCAGCTGTCATTGGACTAGCCTTAACAGTAACAATATATCTTATTGTAGCTATTATGGCTAATAATAATTGACTTGTAAAATATAATATAACTCCCATATTTATAATTGTAAACATTTTATCTCTATTGTAGACTTAATGTTACTATCTCCTTTTATTGCAAGCTTTATGTCTAAGAGCTTATCAATAAGATGATTATAATATTTTGATGCGTTTTCTACATTAACTGTATATTCAATTTGCTCTTTATAGCTTCTTGGAATCTTTATAATATCAAACGACTTAAAGATAATATATTTAGTAAGATCTAATACAAAATCAATATACATATCAATAAAGAGCTTTAGATCATTACCTTTATTATAAAGATCTTCTACTATATTTATTATATCTTCGCCCTTTTTATCTATAATTGCGTTGGTGAACTTAAAGTATACATCGTAGCCGAAGTTGCCTAACACTTCCAACACATTGTCAATTGTAATATCATTTGAAAAATCTTTACACTTTTCTAAGAACGCTATTGACTGTCTTACACTGCCTTGAGCTAACTTTGATATGTATTCAATACCTTCTTTTGTTGCCTTATAGCCTTCTTGCTCACAGATATAATACAACCTCTTTTGTATTTCGCTATCAGGAACTCTTGTTAAGAAGTATTGTTGACACCTATTCTTAATTGTATCAGGCACCTTTTGATATTCAGTAGTGCAAAACATAAAAATAGTAAACTCAGGTGTTTCCTCAATTGTTTTTAGAAGAGCTGCCCAGCCAGCTGCTGTTATTTGGTGAGCTTCATCTATAATATATACTTTATATTTTGAATCTAGTGATCTCTCAGTAGCACCTTCAATAATTAGTCTTACACTATCTACACCATTATTAGATGCTGCATCTATTTCAATAGGTTCACCACAATTTTTATTTATTGCATTAGCAAATATTCTAGCTATAGTAGTTTTACCAGTACCAGAAGGACCAGTAAATAAATAAGAGCTTTTATATGTACCTAACTCCACTTGTTTACTTAAAATTGTAGTAATATTTACTTGTGAACTAACATCTGACCAAGTTTTTGGTCTATACTTAACTGCAAGATTCAATATAATGACCTCCATCATTCTCTAAATATGCCCAATGGTAACCACATATAATTTCTTTTTTACCCTTTAAGCAATCACCTATATGACCACCATATAAAAAGTAAACTAATACTTGCGTATTATTTCAAAGCCATCAGATGGTAAATACCCATAAAATTGACTTGAGTTATTCTCCATAGCAACTCCATTTACTTTTATCATTTTACCTGTGTTTGAAATAACTTCAACTGTGTAAAGTTTATACTCTGGCACAACACCATTATTCCAATTGCTTGCTAATATTGAGCTTGGAGCTGGGTGGACTATTGAATCAAATAACTCTATATCATATATGCAACCAGCTTGCATAGCTTTATTAAGCACTTTTATTGTCTTTGGAATGACTATATGTGTATCACTATCATTAAATTGTAGGTCAACGCTCTTAAGTTGTAATAATTGATCTTTTATAAGCTTATTCATCTATTCTATATTTATTTTCATCAATATAAGCTGAAATCATATCAGCGTTACATAATAGTGTAGCTTCTGGGTAACGCTCCATAATCTCACTTATGTCTGTGCGTGGCTTACCATTGTCTAAACTCATATGATGGTTAATAATACAAGCTGCTTCATTTTCTTCTATTTGCATAAACTTAGAAGCTATCATATATGAATTGAGACCATGCTCGCCCCAAACGAAGTTGCGATAAGCACTATCTTTTACTTTATATGACTCTACCTGAATCCAATCAAACTTACCCTGTGAATCACTTTGTCTACCATTAGGGTTATATTGCTTTTTATTCTGCACATATACTTCATAAAAATCAATTTTAGCGAGATCATGAAGTAAAGAAATAATTGTAAGTGTCTTCTTATCTACATCTGGATAAAAATAATCTCTAAGTTTTATTATGTTATTATACACATTAAGTGTATGAGCACAAAGACCACCCTTAAAGTTGCTATGGTATCTTGCACTAGCTGGAGCTGTCTTAAAATCAGAGTTGTCTAAAAATAATACTAAATCTTCAACACCTTTACGCTTTGTTGCTAATAGTAGCTCTCTATATTTATTATAGTTATCTTCAATTTGCTTTTCTGTTAACATATTATTCATCTCCAAATAAACTTATCTGCTCTACAATTGGCTTATCATCTTCAGCTAACTTGGCTTTACTTTCTTCTGTAAGCTCTGAAGTATCTTCTCCCTTTGAGCTACAAAAGTTCTTATAATCACACCAAGAGCACATTGTTGAGTATCTCTTTTCAAACTTATTATTATTTATATCACGCTCCATCATTGCCTTTCTAGCAAAGAAGAAGCTTATTTGTTGCTTATCATATTCAACTGGAGTAAAAATGACTTCCTTGTCTGTAAGCTCTTCATCAACTGACTCTTTAAGCGTTCTTGTTGCTTTTGGAATCATTACATAATACATATCTTTTATAGTATTGCCTGTAAGCTTTTCAAAATAATACTTATAAAGATGAAGTTGCCCTGAGCGACTATATTTACCAACTTGGTTAGAGTATTTATAATCGTACATTGTATATGTGCCATCTTCATTTAGATGCAATTCATCAATAAAGCCAATAAAGCCATCATCAGCTGCTAACTTGTGCTCATATTCTCCTTCAGGAATTGCTGCAAGAGCTTTATCTAAACTCTTCTTAAGCTTATAAAGTTCGAAATCATTTTTCTCACTCCAAGTTAAGTAATGTGACTTATAGCTTTCTACTGCTGCTTCATATGATCTTTTTTCAATGCCTTCGTGCATTGCTGTGCCTAATGCTAATGCGTTATCTGGGCGCTCATCAAACTTTGTCTCAAGCTTCTTAATATATCGTAAGAAAAATTTGTATGCGCAGGTGTGGTGGCAATCCACTTTTGAGTAGCTAAACCCCATAATATATGTCTCCTTTTCATCATTTTATACATATATTATATCAAAAAAGAGCTAGTTTGTAAACCAGCTCTATGAATGAAACTTATTTGACATAGCGTAGGTGCTCATTGACTGTATTTCAGCCGATAAGCTCTTGGAGCAACTCTTGAGAATCTCATTGGCTGACTCTATCTTACTTTTGAGCACAGCTGCTGCTCGGTTATATATGAAACTTATAAGCTCCTCTTCTAATGCATCTTGCTCAGCTATAGCTCTTAACTGCTCTGCTGTGTATTTTCGCTTATCAACAGTAGTAGCTTCCTGCTTGCCTGTGTATGACTCATTATAAGCTGCTTTATACTTTATCTTTGACATATCAGCTAATAAGTTGAGCTTCTCTAACTTATCGTTAGTATAATAAATTGTTGTTGATAAATCTATACATATTTTTTGTAAGCTCGGCACATCAAACTCTAAATCATATTGCCTTATATTATTAAGATATGTTTGTATAGCTTCTACTTTGCCATCTAAATCAGCTGCATAATCTTCAACAATTTTTTGCCCATATTTGTCGTAATAATCTAAATAGCCTTTTACATTATTAAATTTTTCTTCAAAATTATTCATTAATTAATTCCCCATTATAGTATTTATAAATACAATCTTTATATAATACCATATAATTTAATTTATTTTCTATAGCTATTTTAACTTTCAAAACATCTCTTATAGTCCAAACAACTTCAGCATTAAAATAACTATTCTTTTTACCATTAACTAAATAAGCTTGTTTCGAACGCCATTTTAATAATTTATCTAAGTCATATTTATCAGATGGGTTATACATATGACCACCATGCGTTCAATGAAAATTACACTCAATAAATAAATCTTCTGATTTTATATAGAAATCACATTGAAATTTATAACCATTATTACTATATCTAATATCTCTATACCCACGTATTATATCATTAGCACCATAAATTGCTATTAATTCATCATAATAATTATCTTCCATTTTTGATTTATTAAATGAATTGTTTTTATATTGTGTTTGTATACGTTTATTTATAGCTTCTATAGAATTAACTCTTTCAGGGTGCGCTCAAAATGAAGATTTATAACCATATTTATCTATACAAGTATTTTCAGCTTTTTCTCTATTATTATAATTAGCATCTCCATATATAGCTAATTTAGTTAAACAGCCTTTTTCGTGGATATATTTATAAAAATTTTCTTTGCCACCAAACTCTTCATAACATGTAGCTCTACCATTTAATTTTGGATCTTTAGAAGCCCAATTATGCTCTACACCATATCTTTCTAAATTTGTTTGTTTAAGTTTATCTAAATCTCTATAATTTCGATCCCCATATAATTCAAATTTAGTATCTCCACATTTCTCTTTTATAGCTTCATTTTGAAAAACATTCTTACACCCATATTTACTTATGTTTGTATTTTCTCTTGCAGCTTGAATTTCTTCTTTAGTCCTATTTATATCATATTGTTTTAATAATTTGTAAATACTACCATCTTTAACTTCATATAATTCTGCTATTTCAGGTATAGATCTTAATTCATTGATATAAAATTTAATTAAATCTTCTTTCAATATAGATTTAAGTTTATTATTATATTCTTTACTATTTCTACCCATTACTAATCACCTCTTATATTAAATATAGCAATAGGTTAGCCAATACTATTATAAAATATTAATTTTATTCTCATAATAATCTATCAAAGCACTATAGTTAGTCTCCATAAAGACTCTTTTCTTTCTAGAAGGCAAATCTAAACATTCATAATCTGGGTTATCTAACATCTTTATGTTAAATGACTTGCCACCTTCAAGCTTTATCTTTTCCCAAGTTTGAATTGGCACCCAAACAACTTTATCTCTTTCAACAAACCATATAACAGTGCCAGCATATAAGCCTGGAATGTCTTTATATTCAAGCATTCTTTCATATTGAGCAAAATCACTAAAGCTTACAGTATTACCATTATGAGATTTGCAGTCGATCAAGTATATATAAGGGTATTTATAATTGATAAAATCAGAAACACCTGCAATACCTTGATAACCCATAGTCACATCGTAAATGCGGTAACAAAAGCTATCTGGGACATATGTTGCTCAGTCTAACTTAAATACTTTTTCAAACTTTTTCCCTCTTGACTCAGCCATTTAGTTATCCTCTATTCTATCTTTATCTATTAATATAACTAATTCTTTTCTAGCCCCAAAATGAGAATTTTTTTCTAATTTCTCTATAATAAATTTTTCATATTTTTGAGTTTTATCTACAACAAATAGATATTTCCTGCAATTAAATCTATTTAAACACTCAGTTATTCACTCATCACAACTTAAGTCTATATCAGTAGGATTCCATTGTTCTTTATTACTATATGGTGGGCACGTAAACAAACAATCATAAGTACCACTTGATTCAAAAATATCTTTAACATACATATTACAATTGTTGTTACCTAAATGATTTAGTATTTCTTTAGATTCTAGTATGTGCTTTTCATTAATATCACAACCTATATAAGGTATATCATTACTAATTGCCCCAAGCATTCTACCTGAGAAACCAGAAAATGGGTCAAAAATTAAAGTTGCATCAAATAAATACTTAGAAATTAAATTTTTAGCTAATTTTGAGCTAAACACTGATACCTTTGGAGCTATTTTAGCTACACTAAACCCTCTCAAGATATCTTCTGGCTTACAGCTATTTGCATATTTTAATCTATTTAAAGCACACTTATATATAAGATCTTTATCTGACCAAGCCTCTAAAGGAGACTTATACTTATTTACATTAGCTTCATAGATAGATTTATGAAAATGTCTTATTAAACCATCAAAAGTAATATCTCTAAGATTTCTATTAGGGTATGGGAATTCCAAATCTACTCTGAATAACTTTAAAAAATCTTTGGTATATTTTTCATTAACATAGTCTAAAAACTTAGTTATTTCTTTACCCTTAAAATATACAACACCATTTTCTAAAGAGCAATTGTATTTAGCTAATGCTAAATCATTTTTTGTAGGGTCAAAAAAATTAATTAATACCCCTTCTTCATTAAAAAAATGATCACCCTTTACTTCAACTAATTGATCCTTATATTTAAAGTCTACAGTATAATGTCTTGTAACACCATTAAAATCAAATTTAAAGGTTACTGGAGATCTCTCTATATATTCATCATGATCTATAGCATAGATATACAAAGCCAATTCTCATATTGAATCAAAATGTTCATCATCGAACTCATATAATGTTTTAACTTTATAATTACCAGACTTATATCTAGTTTCAACCATTCTAGATCTAATCTCTGGTATTTGTGAAACATATGTATATTGAGGACCATATTTTTCTTTAATTGATTCTGCTGTGATGTATTTAACTAATTCTTTAGGCTTTTGTATATCATAGTAATTTAATAATTCTATGAAACATTTTCTGGAAGTATTAAAATGTTCTACACAATTAGCTCTAGAATGATTCTCAACAATATAGTAGTTGTAGATTTCTTCTCTTGTATATTTGTCTAATAGATCTGCTAAAAAATAGGTTCTTTTTTTAGTATCATATAGGTTTAAGTAATAATCAAATATACTATCACTAATATTAAAATGCTCACATGTATCTGATCTAGTATTATCTTTTAAGATATAAAAGTCTATAAAATCTTCCTTTGAAATAATAGGTATATCTCTATTACATAGATATTTAGGGTGGTGCTTAGATCTTACTTCATATATCTCATCATAAGAATGTTTAAGATTATTATTAGCTAAAAATTTTTTTAATTGGGCATTAGTAACATTAAAATGTTTAGCTGTATCTTCTATAGTATTGAGCTCATCTATAAAGTATTTCTTTACTAAATTATAGTCTAATGATTCATATTGCTCTTTAGCTTTATTGTGAGTAACTCGTTTAGTTATACCATAGTAATGTTTAATTTTACAAAACATTTTGTGAGTTATATTAAGAATATTCGCACATTCTACTTCAGAATACTTTCTAATTAAGTAAAGATCTTCTATTTGTTCTTTTGATATCTCTTTTACATAATCCTTATAAGTTTTCAATATAATACCCCCTTATATAAGTCTTTCAACCCTATATAATTTAGCATTATTTCTTCCACTTCTCATTTAGTAATTTAGGTACAGCTTGCTCCCAATATGTGTGATGGTGCATACGCCCACCTTCTTTACCTACGCCTAATATGCCTACTTTAACACAAGAAGGTAGAGCTAATATAGTATAAAAGGTTTTTGTATAAGTACCAAGCTGTCTATACATATCCGTTAACCCAGATTTATTAGCTTGAGTTATGCCTTGGCCAACATTTAATCTAGCATTTTGGTACCAAAGTTCGCCTTTGTTACCACCTGTAAGATATGTTGTTGTGTCATCATTCATTCTAGCAATAAACCATACATCTTCTTCTGGGTTATCAGTTACCTTAAAGAAGAATGTATTCATTGACTTTCTTCTAGCATGAAACTTCCATACTTTACCTTCACAGCCACCTTGCATTTCGCCATTCTGTGCCATAGCAATACATCTTGCGCCAGAGTTATCTAAAAACTCTACCATAGCATTACATACGCCATCAAAATCTTTTATACGCATTGTGCCTAATGATGAGCCAGGACCATTATCACCATCTCTGAGATAGCGATATGTAAATGTATTATAATCATCATCAAATTCAGCAAAATATTTTATGCCAAGCTCTCTTGCTTTTCTGAAGCACATATTACGAGCGAAGTTAACTGTATTTCTCTGCTCGAAGTTATCAAATAAATCAAAAGTGCCTACCATTGGCTTTTTACTAAATTGTATTATATGATCTCCATATTTAGCTTTATATTCATCTGCTGTATCATCTTCATCATCAATAAAGATATAATATTTACCAGTATAGTTGCATTCTTTTAGTGTCTCTAAAGTTTGCACTTCTGGTCTACCATGAGATAAAATAAAAATTGCAAAATCATCTCTCATACTATGCCTCTTGCTTTTCATTTTCTTCAGCTTCTAACTGAGCATTAATAAGCTCATCTAATCTCTTATCGAGAATGATAAAGCCATTTCTAACTGCATCGTTAAAATCAATTATAACTAATGCATTGTGCTCCATAAGCTCTTGCATCTCTTTACTTGCGTATGCATAATAGTTTGCTGCTCTACCAAAATTGATAACACAATGTCTTGCTGCAGCTAACTTAAGAAACATCTTTTCATCATTAGATACATTTGAAGCATTAATCTCTGCAATAAGTTGCTCATACTTCTTTGTATCAATAATGTCACTAATTGCTGGGCAAGGTCCATTAGGTGTATAATGTACAGTATTTACTTTAGTGGTGTATTTACCACCACCAAAGTTATACACTTCTTCATCAGCTGTAGGGCCATCAAGCTCTAATTCATCATCATCAAAAAATAAACTATTATTTTCTAACATAACTAACCTCTAATCTTCACTTCAGGAATGATATCGCTAATTGTCTGCTTCTTTACAACTACTGCCTTCTGATCACCAAAGTTAATTGTAATGTATTCATCTTCAACACCATCAAGAATGAGCTTAAAGTTTGAAAGATATACTAGCATTGAGTAACTTTCAAGTGATGGGCATTCATTATTAAGTGTAACAACTTCCATATTATCCTTACTAGCATCATAAATTGTTACCTTATTAGAAGTAAATTCGAATGTGCCATAAGTCTCTTTATCATTGAAGAGAAGTATTCTATTAAGAGCCTGAAGCATATTATCCTTATTTACAACTACTGAATAGTTATATGTATTATTAGCCATACCTCTAATAGCATCTACAGGCACACTTGTTACTAAGCTTGAATCAGAAAGCTTAGCTGTAAGTATTACATTATCAGTAGCAAATCTTACCTTTGTTTGTATGAGCTCATCTGTAAGCTCATCTTGACCCATTGTAAAGTTAACATTTGTATCTTCTGCAAAGAGCTTAAAGAGCTTTACTACCTTATCGCTTAAAAGCATCTTAATTGGCTTTTCTAATGTAAATGAGTTAACACAAGCACCTGATGTAAATGTGATAGCACCATTTTCATCTACATAATAATACTTTTGAACTGGCTTAGCTGCAACACCTCTGAGAAGCTCCTTTGAATTGTAGTTAGCAATACTATGGAGAATTGAGCTATTGATCTTCATTTCATTTGTAACATTACTAATGTCAATCTTTGGGAGCTCAAGAAGCTTATCATTATTATAAATCATTGGCAACTTATATGTACCATTAGCTTTTACCTTAATGTTATTTGACTCTTGAGTAATCTCAATTGTATCTGTTGTAAGCTTTGAAATAAGATTAAGGAAGAGACTTGCATTAACTGAAGCTCTAAATGTTTCATCAGCTGGAAGTGTAAACTTAGCTGTGCAGAAATATTCGCGATTAGTAACATTAAGATCAAGAGTTGTGCCTACTGAGCTTAACTCTAATGTTTCTGTTAACAGAGATGAATCTTTACTATCGATGGCAAATAAAATCTTTTTACAAGCTGCCTGAAACTCTTTTGTATTTAGTATCATATATAAAATGTCCTTTCTATCTATAGTATCATTATACTACTTTTTACTACTTTTGTAAACCAACTTGAGTGGAGAAGTAAGATATGGTCTTAATAAGGCCTTCTTCTAACTTAATCTTTGGCTCCCAGCCTAACTTAGCCTTGGCTTCTTCTATAACTGGCTTTCTTACTGTTGGATCATCTGACGGAAGCTCCTTATAAACTACTTCTGAGCTTGAGTTTGTCATATCCATAACAATATCAGCTAACTCTTTAACTGTAAACTCACCTGGGTTACCTAAGTTAATAGGACCATGCTCACTTGAAGCCATCATCTTTATAAGCCCATCAACCATATCGTCAACATAACAGAAGCTTCTTGTTTGAGAGCCATCTCCATATATGGTTACATCTTCATTTTGTAAAGCTTGACATACAAAGTTTGAAACAACTCTGCCATCATCAGCTCTCATGTTTGGCCCATAAGTGTTGAATATTCTTACAACTTTTATATCAACACCAAACTGTCTATAAAAATCGAAACATAATGTCTCTGCTACTCGCTTACCTTCATCGTAGCAAGCTCTTATACCAATTGGATTAACATTACCTCTATAGCTTTCTGGTTGTGGGTGCACCTTTGGATCACCATATACTTCAGAAGTAGAAGTTTGTAGCACCTTAGCATTATTCATTAATGCTAAACAAAGCACATTATACATACCATTAAAGTTTGTCTTTAATGTCTTTATTGGGTCCATTTGATAATGTGGGGGGCTTGCTGGGCAAGCTAAGTTATATATTTCATCAAATTTGCCTAAATCAGTTAGATCATTAGTAATGTCTCTATTTTCAATAGTAAATCTATCACATTGTAAATCTTCAACATTACTCATTCTGCCTGTAAAGAAGTTATCTAGACAACAAACATAATTGTTTTCATCTTCTAACAACTTTTTACAAAGGTTACTACCTATAAACCCGGCACCACCTGTAACTAAAATCTTTTTCATTAGCTATCCTTTCTGAAAATATCTCTTGTATAAACTTCACAGCCATCAAGCTCATCTTCTAATCTATTTGTTACTATTACAGCACAATTAGCTTTAAAATCATCAAATGTATCTACCTGCTTACATAAGTAACTTAAATCATTAGCTGGGTCATATGCAACAACTTCTCTACCAGCAGCTATAATAAGCTTTATTACATCAATAATACTTGAGCATCTATTATTATCTGAGTTAGCTTTCATAGCTGTCTTATAGAAGCCTATAACACCTTCTGGATATTTATTCATAATATCGTTAGCTATAAATTGCTTTCTAGATGCATTAGAGTTAACTGTAGCTTTTATAAGATCATTTGCTACTCCAACTCTATCAAAATTAGCTTTTAGTTGCTTAGTATCCTTTGGAAAACAAGCTCCGCCATAGCCAAATGATGGGTTGTTAAAATAATTGCCAATTCTTGGATCTAAGCTTGCGCCTAAAATAATATCTTCTGTATTTAAGTTAAGCTTAGTAGCATAATTGTCTAACTCATTAAAGTAAGCTACGCGCATAGCCAAATATGTATTAGCAAATAGCTTTACTGCTTCAGCTTCAGTTGGGTCCATAAGCACTACTGGTGTGTCTGTATCTAATGATGCTTCTTTAAGAAGATAAGCAAACATTTGGCCAACTTTACCCTTATCACCAACAACTATTCTTGATGGGTGTAAATTGTCGTATAATGATCTACCTTCTCTCAAAAACTCTGGTGAGAAGTAAATATTATCAATATTATATTTACTACGCATACTCTTTGTAAAGCCTACTGGGACAGTTGATTTTACCATTATAATAGCTTCTGGGCAATACTTAAGCACATCTTCAACTACGCAATCAATTGATGATGTATCAAAAAATTGTGTGTTTTCATCATAATTAGTTGGTGTTGCTACTATTACTAACTCAGCACCACTATAAGCAAACTCTTTATCTGTTGATGCTTTTAAGTTAAGTTTACCTTCTTCTAATAGTCGAGTTATATTTTCTTCAACAATTGGTGAAACACCACTATTTATCATATCTACTTTTTCTTGAACAAGATCAAAAGCTCTAACTTCATGTCTCTGGGCTAATAATACAGCTAATGAAAGCCCTACATAGCCAGTGCCTGCTACAGTTATTCTCATATTATATTACTCCTTTTTAAGTCAATTATTTTATATTATACTATACAGTAAGTGAAATGTAAACCTAAATTGATTCTAAGTATTTTTCTAGTTCTTTTTCTTTTATTGTGGGTAGTTTAGAAGGCCCACCTGCAATGAAACCTGTTGGGCAATCCTTTGTAAAAATACGAACTAGCCCATTATTATATCAATGTCTACCAGCTGCTGGGTTATTTTCGCCTGATCTAGATTTTTTTAAAGTATACTTCATCTTATGCACCCAACCTTTAGGCTCTGTTCCAGGTATAAAATAACCACTATCTGACATATCTGGAGCTGAATAGCATTTCTTATTGTGATTTGGGTGTTTATCGCCAGTAAGCTTTTTCATTGGGTTTTTATCACCAAGCTTTTGTTGTCTTAAGAGTTCTCTTGTAGAATCTTTTACAACCTGCCCTAGATGGGCTTCTCTCATGTGCTGCTTTATTATAATCATCTCTTCTTCTGTCTTATTTTCAAAAGCACTTTTACCATACATAGGATTATTTTTACCAGACATCTTATCAGACATATAGTTAGCATAAAAGACTTTTAGTTCTTCATACTCTCCAGCAGTAATAAAATATCTTGTTTGATTATTATTTTCTACAAAAGCCATAAATCACCAAGCTTGAACTAAACCATCACAACCCTGATTTTCAAGAGCTAGTAATCTATGTATTTCATAATGTTCATGAGCATATAAATCTATAAGATTATCTAAATCATCTGAACCACCTATACACTTTGGTATAATATGATGTCTTTCACAATAACCTTGACAATTAAATCTACCTCTCATATTAAGTATATTTTCTATGTATTCTGTACTATTCATTATTTTTCTAATAGTTTAACTATAGCTTGCTTTATAGCACTTGTTAATGTCAAATAATTATCCTTAACATATTTTGTAAATGCTATATAAATAGGGTCATTTTCTTCAAACTCTATTGTAATACGCTTT